GAGAAAAGACTTTATAGTTATCGCCGACCCGATTACAAATATCTTCGTACAGGGTAATAACTTTAAGCAGATAGATGCAACAGGCGCGACTGTTGGGCAGAATATATACACACCGCTGAATAACTTGTATTCGAAGTATAATACAAGCTACGTCGCAACATATGCGAACGTCGTACAAGTTAACGATGCTTCTTCCGGGTTACGGGTTTGGGTCCCGTTCTCTGGTACCGCTGCAGCGTTAATGGCAAATACGGATGCTAATTACCAGCCCTGGTATGCACCTGCTGGATTCACGAGAGGTTTAGTTAATAATGTAACTGATATCGGGATTTATCCGAAGCAGAAAGATCGCGATACTCTTTACAAAGCAGGTTTTAACCCTGTTGCATTCTTTCCAGGTGATGGTTTCGTAGTATATGGTCAAAAGACCATGTTATCAATTCCGTCAGCCTTTGATAGAATTAATGTACGTAGATTGTTCCTCGCGCTTGAAAAAGCTACTAAAGCTACTCTCAAGTATTATGTGTTTGAGCCGAATACGCTCCTAACAAGAACGAAGGTTGTTAATTCAATCACCCCATTGTTTGAGAATGCTAAGAATACTCAAGGTGTTTACGACTACTTGATTATCTGCGATGAGCGTAATAATACACCTGCAATCATCGACGATAATACCATGGTAGTAGACATTTATATTAAGCCTGTTAGAACAGCAGAATTTATCTTGTGTAATTTCTACGCTACACAAACCTCTGTTAACTTACAGGAAATCGCTGGTTAATATGATTTAAAAAAGGCTAAGTTTAAACTTAGCCTTTTTTATTATACGCTAGTAGAACTCCGTGATTAATTGTATGCAAGAAATAAATTTAAATGATAAAACAGTATATTGCGGAATTTATCAAATAGTATGCATAGGTAATAATGCATCTTACATAGGAAGTAGCAGTAATTGTTGTGAGAGAATAAAGCAGCATATTAAACTTTTAAGAAGAGATAGATACGGTAAAAACTCCTATAACAGTCACGGCAAAAAGCTCTTTTTTCAGCACTCATATAATAAATATAGCGAGAGTAGTTTTAAATTTTATATTTTAAAAACCTGTAATGAAACAGATCTTCTATTACAAGAGCAACTATTCATCGATAAAATCTTACCTAAATTTAATATATCTTTAATTGCAGGTAAACCACCTAAACATAGCGAACTTACTAAAGAGCAGCAAAAGCAAAAATATATAAATTTTTTAAATACAAAGACTAAAAACAATACATTTAAACACACACCAGAAACAATACAGCGAATTGTTCAAAGTAGAAAGGGATATAAGCATACAAAAGAGACAGTGCAAAAAATGATTCTAACTAAAATACAAAACAACACACTTAGCGTACCTCATTATAAAGCAAGAGGTATAAAAAAACCTCAACACGCAGAAATTATGAGACGTATAATGACGGCGCGTAATAAAAATATGACAAATGTAGAGCGGCAGCAATGCTATGGTAGCCCTGGAAAATCAAATGGTAATTGCAAAATTAAACTTAAATTTAAAAATACGACTACAGGTGAAACGAATGAACTTTATGGATTTGAATGGTGTAGACAATATGGGGTCGCTGCCCCTCAGTTATCAAGAGTTAGACATAATCGACAAAATTTTATCACAGATTGTAAAAAAAATAAATGGATGCACATAAAAAACATTGATGCAGTATAAATATTTACGTGAGTGACGTAAATCAACTTATAACGGACTTTTATAGAGTAGCACAAAATCGCGATTTTGCTCGTGATTTTAGTTTCAGACTACTATCTATTACTGCTGGTAGTACAACGGCTACTTTTACACAAGATGATCTTGTGTATTTAAAGGCTGCTGAATTGCCTGCGCGTGCAATCACAAACGTTGGGGTTCCATATATGGGACTAAAATTTAACGTTCCTGGGAACGCAACGTACCCAGGTAGTGATGGATACACGCTTAGGTTCTACGCAGATGCTAAATCGCAAATTCGTCAGAGCTTCGAGAAATGGACAAGAGATACATTCGACGACGCTACTAGTACAGGTGATTATTTTGTACCTAAATCTAATTCTACAATTGATATGGTACAGCTAGATAGTCAGAACAATAAGATTGCGCAGTATCAGCTAGTCGGCGTAAGCATTATTAATTGCGGCCCTCTAGCATACAGCATATCTGATGGTACAGGTAGTACGATTGAGTTCACTGCTACTGTATCTTACCATTACTGGACTAGAAAATAATAATTATCATACACTTACAGCCCTGTTATTTATAACAGGGCTTTTTTTATAAGTAATGTTAGATGAATGATCCATTTACAGGGGCATTAGCTGGTATCGTTAATACTGTTATTAATGCTGGAGGGGGTGCTCAACCTTCATTTGCACCTCAAGGCGCTAACCTCTTTGGCTATAATATACCCGGTGTACCGAACGTGAGTCCAAGAGACTTTTTTTTGCATCAACTCGAATCTTGGTACACGTCAATACCGTTAAATACGCAGTGGATGGTTATGATAGATAGGTACCCTGCTTGTATTAGTACGGATATTATTCAAGGATTAGAGCGCATTGACGGTGGTAAAAAAGGATTTGCTGTTGATCAAGCTAAGAGTATTTTAACTGCTTACCCTCTTCAGGGTATTGTAGGGTGTATTTTTGCACAAGGCGTCGAAATACCTCCGGATAATATACAGATGGAAACTGTTAACATTAACAATAGTAGAGGATTTACACCAGCTCCTATTGCCACTCAACGCAACTATCCAAATAACCTAACTATAGATTTTCTAGATACGAACACCTCTTTTACCGACTTAATTATTAGACCGTGGGTAATTGCAGGGTCTCATTTCGGATTTGTTGCTAGAAATCCAAGTGATCCGAGTCAGTCTATTAAAAATGTTAAGACAAATGTCTCTGTGTTTCAGTATACAAGAACCTTACGTGGGGTAAATATGATACCTAGAAAGATATGGAGATTCTATAACTGCTGCCCTATAGAAGTTGGTTCTCGATCAATGACTTACGACGCAGAAGGATTTACTGCAGGCAGGAGTTATATGCAGACAAAGTGGGCTTTTTCTCACTATACACTGGAAACTAATTTTTACTACCCGCTAGGAACTATTATTAACCAGGTATCTAAAGGTAAAATTGGAGCAGCTCTTGGTACAATTGCAGGTGCAGTTAATCCGCTATCTATAATAGGCTAATCATCTTCGCCACCTTCATCGCCACCTTCATCGCCACCTTCATCGCCACCTTCATCGCTACTACCTTCATCTTCTATATCTGGAAATTCAATATTTACCTGCTCATCCGAAGCTGTGGGTGAACTTATATCTATACCGTCATCATCGCCGTCATCAGGAATACTAATTGCAGCAGGTTCTTGAGTATCAAATTGTGACTCATCGATGTTCAATCCATCGAGAGCGCCAAGAATACTATCGATCATTCCCATATATTCATACTTATTTGATAAACCACATTTATATAGTAATTACTTATATGAAGTTTTACAGCGAGATACCTCTACCCGAATCCGGTGAAAGCTGTAAAGTCTATCAAATAAGTTTTCAAGATTATTTCAATATTAATAAGTTCATACAAAATAACATAGATAGTCATATTGACGATGCTTTTTTTAGTCTATTAAAGAAGTACACTAATAAGGATCAATTTACAGCACTAGATGCTACAGTTGCCCTAATTTTTATGAGAATAATTTCAATAAATTCGAGTTTAAAATTAGTATCTAATAAGATAGAATATACCCACGAAATATTACCGCTACTTCAAAAACTAATTGATATTCAGCCTGAGCTTACCTCTATTACTCTTAATGATAAGATAACGCTAAATATAAAGTCACCAGGTAAATTTTGCAATATTACATTTGAAGATTATCTTTATAGCGCAACTATAGATAATAAAGAGCGTATATTTACCGTAGAAGAAAGAAGCGATATATTTGCTTCTTTACCTGTAAATCGCATTGAAAGCATTAAAAAATACACTCAATTTATCGAAGATGAGTTAAAAAAGATTATTTTTAAAATTATTAATACTGATGTAATCTGCGGACTCGAGGATCAATCTCTCTTTGAATTAATAAAATTATTTTATAGGGATAGTATTGTAGGGTGCCAGCGTAGATTATTAGCTGTGTCTAATTATACAGAGTTAAGTACTGAATATATTATGAATCTACCGCCAGTAGAAGTCGAGATGTATATAAGCTATATTGAAGAACAGGAGGCTAAGAATAAGCCTACAGGCAGACCTAATCTCCCCGGTCAACCTATAAATCCTGGTATGCCTTGAATGGTGTAAGAAGAGTAATAAATACAATCATGAGTGATTTTAATAAGATTTTAACCGCTGTTAAAGGTGTAACAGATGAGCAGCTAACAAAAATTTATGTACCTTCGGCAAAAGAAGAGCTCGTTTTTAGACCGCTTACAGCAAAACAACAGAAAGATTTAGTTAAAACCGCTGCAGAAAAAAATACCGGTATTGTATCGTTTTATGAATGTATAAACAATATAATTTACACAAACTCTGTAAGATCTCACGAATTTTTAGTTTATGATCGAGATTATGTGATTACCATGCTCAGAGCAAACACGATGTCAGCAAAGTATACTGCTAAAAATACTGATTATGATCTCACAAAAATCGACAAGAATGTTGTCGAATTGTCTTCAGATATTACATCTCGTACCCTCACGACACCGGAATTTATTATTAAATGCCGTATACCCACACTAAAAACTGATTCAGCGTATAATAATCACATTATCAAAGCGGCAAAAAAAGATACAGTAGAGACCTTCGGTGATTTGTTTATATATGAAGCGGCAAAATATATTGAAGCTATAGAGAGCCCTACTCTTGGATTTAATATTAATTTGAGTGAATTGTCAGTTTTGCAAAGATATCAGCTGGTAGAGAGTTTACCCGCAAGACAATATAATGAGATTATAGACTATATTAACATTGTTAAGACAAGTGAAGATAGTTTATTTACTATTAACGGTGAATCAGTCGATATACAAATCGATCAAAGCTTCTTTACGCTGTAAGTAGTTTCTACTTATAAATATTGTTGATGGACGATACTATCAGCGATAAACTTAGTAAGCTTATTGATTTACTCAGTAAGATGGCTTCCGCCTCTCCCGCGGAGATTAAAAAGCAACCCGCAGTTGCTGCGGCAACTGCTTCTCCGCTTTCTCCACCGGCTACAGATCAGCCGCGTGAAGTAATAAAACAAGGGATATTAGTTAAAGTAGATGACTACAGCGATAACGCTAAGAAGTTTTGGAATGATTTATTTGAAAAATTCTTTTCAAAAAAAGAAGAAGAGGAAGAAAAGCCGACAAAGGAAGGAAGTGGCTTCTGGAAGACTCTATTAACTATTCTCGGTGGCGTTCTCTTAGCCGCTATAGAGCTGTTTAGAGAGAAAATTTTACCTTACTTAAAGAAGGCATACGAATTTATAAAAGATGCGTTTGCGCTTATAAAGGGAGTGTTTAATAAAGTTATACAGGGGTTTAAGGAGGTATATGCTCTTATTAAAGAAGGAAAGATAGGAGAAATATTTCAAAAAATAATTACAAAAATAAAAGGTATTTTTAGAGGGATGAAATTAAAAATACTAAAGACTTTGAGAAAGAGCAAGCTCGGTAGAATGATAATAAAGGTATATCGCTCTATATCCAGAGTATTTAAAGGAATATTTAAAAGTATTGTAAGCGTCTTAACTCGCATTAAAACCGGTAAGATAGGCGCTGCCCTCGGTAGACTGTTTTCTGCTATTGGGAGAATATTTAAAGCGTTTATTAAAATAGTAAAGGGTACAGTTAGAGTAGGTGGTACGATGTTCGGTGCTATCGGTAGAGGGGTTGGTAAATTATTTAAAGCGTTCGGATCCATTGGAAAACTTATAGCGAGATTATTGCCCGGTATTAAAGTAGTAGCTAAAATTGTCGGTAAGCTATTTTTACCGTTAACAATTCTCTTATCAGCTTTTGATATCTTTAGCGGTATATTTACTACTGTTCAACAAGAAGGGTTATCATTTACCTCTGTTCTTAAAGGGTTTGCAGTTGGATTAATTAAAATCTTTACTTTAGGGTTCTTAGATACAGATGAGATTCTTAGCGGATTTAATAAAGCTATAGATACGCTAGGTAATTTTTTTGCTAATCTATGGGAAATGATTACTAATCTACCTACTGTTGCATTAAATGCTTTACGCAAAATACCTGGTGCTAAATATCTTCTAGGAGAAGACGAAAAATTACCGAGTGAGCTTGCTGCAGGTGCAGGTAAACCGATTACGCAGTCTGAAATAGATGCTGGTAGAAAGAAGAGAGACGCAGAGATGCGCGACAAGGGAGTAGCACCGAAGTCTCCAGCCCCAACGAATAAAATACCTGCTCAAGATTTTATTAGTAGACCAGGTAAAGCCGACATGCCGTTTTCGAGTAAAGATACAGTTATTGGTATGAAGGACGGTGGTCCGTTTGATATTTTTACAAAAGAGTCTCTCGATGTACAGAAAAAATCACTAGTTCAAGGTACAGCGATGATAGAGCAATTAAAAGCTATTGGAGTTTTATTAACAACTCTAAATAAAACAACTGCCGATAGTCGAAAAGGTAGCACTACGGTAGTTAATGCACCGGCAACAACACAACTAACGTTCGGGCAGCCAACACCAACTGCTGCTTTTAGAC